ATTAAATTAAATTATGTCAAATGCAATTGTAAAGAATCTGAGCTTTGGTTCAGAAGCTAAGAACAATGTGTTTGCTGGTATTACAAAACTTACACAAGCTGTTAGCTCCACTTTAGGGGCTAGCGGCAAATGTGTTATTCTTGAAGATACTATAGGCAAACCAATTATTACTAAAGATGGTGTAACAGTAGCTGAGTCTGTTATATTACGAGATCCAGTTGAAAACATGGGTGCAACCTTATTAAAAGAGGCTGCTAGAAAAACTGTTAAAGAAGCTGGTGATGGTACAACAACCGCTACGGTATTAGCACACTCAATATTAGAAGAAGCTTATAAATTAGAGGGTAAGCTTACATCAAGAGAAATTAAAAAAGGTATTTTATCTACAACTCAAAAAGTAATTGATCACTTACAAGAAAATTCTATACCTGTACAAGGGGATATGATAGATCAAGTAGCAACAATATCAACAAACAATGATCCAGAGCTTGGTAAAATTATAGCTGATGCGTTTAGATCTGTTGGTAAAAATGGAGTTGTTGTTTTAGAACCAACTGAATTATCTGATACTACTTTTGAATTAGTTGATGGTGTTCCATACAATAGAGGATTAAAAAATATACATTTTGTAACAAATAAAGAATCTAAAACTGCTGAACTAGATAAACCATTAGTTTTATTAGTTGAATCAGAAATAGAAAATATTAGAAAAATACAAAATGTCTTAGAACATGTTATTAAAAATAACAGGTCTTTGCTTATTATAGCTGATGTTAGCCAACAAGTGTTATCAGCTTTAGCTATGAATAAAGTTAAAGGCAATATAAAAGTAAATGTAATAGATGCGCCTGTATACGGTATAAGTAAAAAAGAAACATTAGATGATCTTTCAATTTTAACAGGAGCTACAATTATAAACGAAGATTTAGGTGATGATATTGATTTAATAGGCCCTGAGCATTTAGGTGAAATTAAAAAAAGTGTCACTGAGCAAAATGAAACAGTTTTACATTTAATAGAAACAACTGAAGAGGTTAAGTCTATGATTAAAAAAATGGAAGATGAGTTAGTTGAATGTACTGACCCTGTGTTAACTGTTAAGTTAGAAAAAAGATTAGCTAGGTTATCTGCTAAAGTAGCTATTGTAAAAGTAGGTGCTAACTCTGAAGTTGAGTTGCAAGAAAAACAAGCTAGAGTTGAAGATGCTATATGTGCAACTAAAGCCGCTATCAAACAAGGTATAGTTCCTGGTGGTGGTATCGCTTTATTAAATGCAGCAAATGATATAGAAACTAGTAACAAGTCTGAAGAAGCGTTGCTAGAGGCCATTAAGGCACCTTTTAAGACCATCTTACACAATGCAGGTATAGAAGAATACGAAATGCCAAGTATAACAGGAGATGGAATAAATGTAGTTACAGGAAATATGGTAAATATGATTGAGTCAGGGATTATTGATCCTTTACTCGTAACGAAAAGCGCATTAAACAACGCTGCTTCAGTTGCTACTACTATTTTGTCAACTGATTGTGTAATCAATAATTTAAGAATTGATGAAAGCAATAGGTAGAAACTTAGTGGTTAAAATATCGAAAGCCGGTATATCTAAAACTCAAGGTGGTTTACTTTTGGGTGAAAAACAAAGAGAGGATATAAGATATGCTGAAGGAACCGTGGTAACAGCAGGAGCTGAGGCTGGTGGTTTAAAAGAAAACGATGTTATTTATTTTGATAAAAATAATTCGCATCAAATAGAAGTTAAAGATGAAATTTACAACGTAGTTAAAGTTGACAACGTTGTTATTGTTTTATGAGACTAGAACCCACAGATATTAGGGAATTAAATCTTTTAAAACATTATAGAATTATCAGAAAATGGGCTTGCAAAAATTATGATTTAAATGATGCAGACCTTGAATTACTAATATACTTCGATTGCATGGATCTTTTCACTAGAGAAGATTTTAAAATCGGTACATATTCTTATAGTTGGGATAATAGACGCTGGAACAGATTACTTAAAGAAGGTTGGATAACGGTATGGAGAAAACATAATCGCACAACCCAAAAGTATAATATCTATAAAGTTTCCTTCAAGTGTAAACAACTTATAAGTCGAATGTACCGTATCATGCTTGGTACCGAGGATATACCTACAAGTACACATCGAAACAAAATAATGAAGGGTAAAACCTATATGGATAAAGTTATGATTACATCCATTAATAATGTTAACAAAGATAAAAACCGATAATCATGGGAAAAAAAGAAAAAAAAGTAGAGGTAAAAGAATTATCTCCTATTGACAAAAAGATTGCTAAGCTAAAAGAAGTTATTAAAAAATTAGAAGCTAAAAAATAAAGCTATGATGAATCCTAATAAGTTTGCGAGCTATAAAATGCAAGAACTAGGTAAAAACCTTTTTCAAGGTGAAGAACTTGCTCAGCAAATAGCTAATAAAGAATTAAGCCAACCTGTTCCACCTCCTGGTAGTATACCTCAATCACCTTATGGTGATATGAATCCTATAATGAATAAGGAAAGTAGAGAAGCTAGAAGACAAGAGAGAAAAAACATAAGAATGGCCAATAAAGGTTTACGCCAAGCTAGAAGAGAAAGAGCTAAAGGCGTAAAAGAACAAGGTCAAGAAAATTATAGCTATGATGGTTACGAAAAAGGTAGGTATAATAAAAAAGGTGATGATATAGAATTTGGTAAAACACCTAGGTATTCTAAGAAAAACCCACCAGATGGATCAGATGCAAGTTTTGGTATTAGTGGTTATGTAAATAACAAAAAAGAATTTAATAGCGCTTTAAACAAAGGGGTAAAAAAAATAGTTAAAGATAACAAATCTTACAACGAAGTTCCAGCACCACAAGATCCTGATTCATTAGTTGCTAAAGTAGAAAAACCTCCTTTAAACCAAAACGATCCTAACAAAGGTAGACCTTATGTTGTAAATAAAGAAAAAACAGGAACTTCTAGAGATACTTTACATTTACCTAAAGACACTTATGTTTCAAAAAGTGGTTTAGCTGAAGATTCTGATATTGATAATGCAGCGAGAAAAGCAGCCGCTGAAGGTATATATAATTATATGGGAGGAAACAAAAACTTTAATTTTGAATATTTAGAAGGATCCGGTAAAGTAAAATATAAAAAATAATATTATGAGCAAAAAAGGACAATACGGAAGTGATGCAGTATGGGGTGCACCTCACACGCCATCAAACTTAAAAAAAGGTAATCCAAGATATGGTATGGATCCAATACAGGTTTTAAAAGCTGACACACCGTACAAGCCTGGGCCTATAACTACTAAAAGTTATAAAAACAGAATTAGTAGCGGAATAGACTTAGGTATAAAACCGATACAGTAAAAACTCACTAAAATGAGTGATAGAATAAGTGAACACATATCTCTTAAAGAAGGTATTAAATCTCACACAGCTACTAGGCTTGGTATTGACAATACACCTAGAGAATTAGATTTAATAAACATGAAAACTATTGCAGAGCAAGTGTTTGAACCTCTACGTAAATGGGTGGGTGGTCCAATTGCTATTAATAGTTTCTATCGCTCACCCAAATTGAATTCTGCTATTGGCGGAAGTACAACCTCACAACATTGTATAGGTTGTGCACTTGACCTAGACGATAACTATGGTTATAAAACTAATGCAGAAATGTATGAGTATATAAAAAATAATTTAGATTTCGATCAGATTATTTGGGAATTTGGCACAGATGAAAACCCTAATTGGGTACATGTGAGTTATGTATCTGAAGATGCTAACAGAAGAAGATGTTTACAAGCTTATAAAGAAAATGGTAAAACTAAATATAAAATAATATGAATTCACCTTTTTTTAAAAAAATGATGAAAAACCCGTGCTGGAAAGGATATGTTGCTTACGGTATGAAGACTAAAAACGGTAGAAAAGTACCTAATTGTGTTCCTAAGAAAAAGAAAAAATAATGGCTTTTAATTTACCAAACGGTCCACTTAATATGCGAAAGACTACTCAAGGAAAAGGTAGGACTTTTAGAAAAGCTGAGGAAGGGGCTGGTATGACTGAAACAGGTGTTAAGCAATATAGAAAAGAAAACCCTGGAAGTAAATTAAAAACTGCAGTTACTGGTAAAGTTAAACCAGGAAGTAAAGCTGCCAAAAGAAGAAAATCATTCTGCGCTAGATCAAAAGGCTGGACCGGTGAAAGAGGTAGAGCTGCTAGAAGAAGGTGGAAATGTTAAATAAAAAAAAATAAAAAAAAATGATTAGAAATTATTACACTGACTCTTATAAGTCTGGATTAGCTGTAACACCAAGTGATACACTATTATTAGATGGCAGAACAAAATCAACAACACCACAAAGCTCGTGGAAACAATATAATTTATATGTTGGTAATTCACCATCAATATTACCAGTTACAACAACTAGTGATAACACTGTTGTTTCAAACTCAGCTAATGTAGGTTTAGCTTCACCTAACGCAGAAATAAAAGCTGGTATGAGAGTAACAGGTGGTACATTGCCTGCGGCTGGTGTTTTAATAGCATCTGTAACAGATGCAAGTAATTACGTTTTAGCAACTGCTTCAAGTATAGCTGCTGATTCAACTCTTACATATAGCTACGATACAGAAGCATCTATAAAAGTTCACACTGTTAATGATGAAGCAATAACATTTGTAAAACCTGCTGAAGGTTTCGTATTACCAGTTAGTGTAGTTATGGTTTATGCTACAGGTACAGGTGGTGGAATTTCAGATCTAATAGCTTTAAGTTAAAAATAAATATAAAAAACAATATTATGCCAAACATTAGTAAAAAAACAGCTTACGACGTAAAAGAAGCTAGCAATCAGTCACTTTCAAAAAGTGCAAGAAAACATTATGCAGAAAATGCACAAGCAGGTTCTAAATCAGATTCAAAGCATGGCTCTTGGATTTCTAAACACATGTCTTAGTTATGGGGAAATATAAACACGAAGGAAAAGGCAGAAACATCTCAGTAGGTGGTGGTCAAGAAAGAAAAGACTTATTTAAAGATATGTCTGGAGGTTATAACGCTATGGGTGATTCTAATCAACCTTTGTATAAATACAACGGTAGTGTTGCACAACAAAGATATAGTTCTGCGCCATTAGAAGGTAATGCTTTTGGTCACGCTATGCAAAAAGCTGGAGGTGATTATGATAAAGCAAAATCTATGTTAGAAATGAAAGGATCGCATTCACCAACTTACAAAACTGGTTGTGTTAGCGGTGGTGGTTCTGACGCTCCATATAGTAAAATAGGAGATCCTAATAAAAAAATGGACAGACTATCTGCTAGACACAAATCACTTTATGACCGTTTTGAAATGGGTCAAACTAGTGAAGCTGAAGAACAAAGAATGTATAGATTAGAAGATCGTATGGATAAAGTAGGTAAAAAAATAAAGAAAAACAAAAGTAAAAATAAATAACAACAATCAATAAACATTAACAAAAAACAAAAACAATTATTATGGCAAAATTTATTTCAATTCCATCAAGCGGTGCGGGAATCGCAGGTGGTGACATCCTAGTAGGTGCAGACTTAATAACAGGAGTAGTTCAAGCAAGTTCTACTACTGTAGTTATCTATTTAGCAGGAGGTGCTGGTGGAGATGTGTGTACAATTACTCACGGCACAGTTAGCAAACCTTCAGTAAGAGATGCAGTTAACTATGCATTAACAGCTAATCCTGGAGGCGTAAAAGCTAAAGTTAAACTTCCTTCTGGAATAGAAGTTTCAGGAGTAGTATTCGCTTAATGAAACCAAAAGGCTTAGGTGATAGAATAGAAGATTTCACTAAAGCAACTGGTATTAAAAAAGTTGTTGATTCAGTGTCACAGGGTTTAAACATACCCTGTGGCTGTCAACAGCGTAAAGAAAAACTTAATAAATTATTTCCTGGAAAGTAATGGCTTTTAAAATTAATCCACCATACGTTATAGATAACACCCCGATTTACAATGTAGATTTAGAGGATGGTGTGTTAGGAAAAGCAGACAGAAACGGAAGTATTTTAATAAATAAAAATATTAAAGATCCAAAACAAATTGAAGATGTCGTTAGGCATGAGAAAGTTCATATTGATCAAATGAAACGAGGAGATTTGGATTATGATGATAGTGCAGTTTACTGGAGAGGTAAACGTTATTCAAGAAAAACAATGGAGGAAGGTGCTAAAAACCTACCTTGGGAAAAAGAAGCTTATGCCAAATCCTAAAAAAAAATTTAAAGACACAACAGTAGGTAAACTATTATTCGGTGCTGCATCATTAGTTAACCCTGCATTAGGCAGTGTGTTAAGTGGTGTAACTTCACCTGCTGAAGCTATTGCTGCTATCGGTAAATCTGATGTAAGTGGTGAAGACAAAATAAAATTACAACAGCTTATATTTGAACAACAGAATAAAGAAATGGAAGCTGTTACATCAAGATGGCAAGCTGATTCAATATCAGATTCATGGCTTTCTAAAAACGTACGCCCATTAGTTTTAGTGTGGTGTATTGTTATATTCTCACTAGCTGGAATATTAGATAGCGTGGAATCAATACCATTTAACATAGGTGTTACATGGAACGATACATTTGAAAAAGTAATGATGGCTGTTGTTTTAGCATATTTTGGCGGACGCACAACTGAAAAAGCTACAAGTTTATTTAAAAAATAAATAAAACCTGTAACTATATTAATAAATAAATAACTAAGTTAAATTAAATTAAATTAAAAATGGAAATTAAAAAAGACCAATTAGAAAAAATCCAAGGATTTCAAAAAGACTTAAACAAGTTGTTAAACGAAGTAGGATTTTTAGAAGCCCAAAAAACCGCGGTATTATCTAAGTTTCACGAAGTAAACAAAGAAACTGAAGACTTTAAAAAAGAACTTGAAGAAGAGTACGGATCGATTAACATTAATCTTGAAGACGGTACTTACACTCCTATCGAAAAAGAAGAAGACAAAAAGGAGTAATGTCATCTGTTATTAGAAAGATCAGTATAGGATCTGATTACAAAACAGATGCTATGCATTATTCTTTGGCTCAGTCGGTATATGGAGGTCACACTATATCTCATATACTCTTTGATTCAAAAGATAATTCTTATAACATTTACATTAAAAAGAACAGCGAAGTATTGCCGTGGAAGAAGTTTAATTCTAACATGGCAATATCCGTTGAATATGATTTAGAATACTAATGAAAAGTATATTTGATTTTATCGTTGAGCCTTATGGCCAGCGATATAATAATGAAGTTAAAGTAGGTGACAAAAGCCTTATAATTAACACTCAATCAGAAAGTTTTAAATCAGTAAATAATATAGCTAAAGTTATAGCAGTACCAAAAGCATTTAAAACACCTATTAAAAAAGGTGATTTAATTATGATACATCATAATGTGTTTAGAAGATTTTATGATATAAGAGGTGAAGAAAAAAACAGTAGATCATATTTTAAAGATGGTTTATATTTTGTTCAATTAAATCAAATATATTTATATAAATCTAAAGACAGATGGCAAGCTTTTGGTGATAGATGCTTTATAAGTCCAATTCATAACAATGATGATATAGACGCTAATTTAGAAGAACGCCTTGTTGGTATATTAAAATATGGTAATAGTTCATTAGAAGCGTTAAAAATCAATGAGGGAGACCTTGTGGGTTATTCACCGTTTGGTGAGTTTGATTTTGTAGTTGATGGCAAGCGTCTTTATTGTATGAAATCAAATGATATTGTAATTAAGTATGAACGTCAAGGAAACGAAACAGAATATAATCCTAGCTGGGCACAAAGCGGTTGAGGAACTTATTAAGGTAGCAAAAGAAGCTATAGTTGATTCTGATGATGATATATCAGCTGATAGATTAAAAAATGCTGCTGCAACTAAAAAGTTAGCTATATTTGATGCTTTTGAAATACTTAATCGTATTAAAGAAGAAGAAGATATGTTAAACGAAAAACCAAAAGAAGAAGTTCAAGCTAAAGCTTTTGGAGGTTTTGCAGAAAGAAGATCTAAGTAATGTATAAGCAAACTTTATATAAAGTAATTGATCATATAAAACCACATGTAATAAAAAGATTGAATAAATCTAAAAAGTGGAAATATGGTTATAATAAAGAATATGATGTTATTGTTATATCTAACACAGGTCAAATAGGTGAAGTATACGAAATACAAAATTTAAAAATAGCACTACCAAAAGAGAAAGATGTTAACAAGGATTATGACAAGTGGCAAGTACACGAATATCCTAAAACATTAAAAAAGATTAAAACAATATTCGACTGGAAACAATATCCAGATGATTTCAAAGAAAAATGGTATGCGTATATTGATAGAGAATTTGCTAGGCGCCACGAAGGCTATTGGTTTACTAATAAAGGTAAAGCTACTTATATTACTGGTACTCATTACATGTACCTGCAGTGGTCCAAGATTGATGTTGGGCAAGCAGATTTTAGGGAAGCAAACAGATTATTCTATATATTCTGGGAAGCTTGTAAAGCAGATACAAGATGTTACGGAATGTGCTACCTCAAAAACAGACGGTCTGGTTTTTCATTCATGGCATCCGGCGAAACTGTCAACCTTGCCACTATCTCTAGTGATGCTAGATACGG